GTAGTATCAACTATTCTCGTTCATCAAATCCTCAAAATAATCCATAGTGGATTGCTTATCACTTGAACCGCTCTCTGTCGAATCACTCACACTCTCGGAAGGTGTGGGTTGAACATCCTCAATCGTTTTCTCCTTCACAGGAGCAGAGGCACGGATATCAGCACCAACGACTGCATCAAGTTTTTCTTTCAACTCATCATATGACTTGAAAGATTCAGGATTGACAAACTCTCCGAGTTTGTGCTGTTGATTCCAAACACGTTCCAGTGCGGAATCATCACCCTCAAACAATTCTGTTGATGGAGCAAACTCAGACTTGTCGTAGTTTACATAACCACCAACCTTACGAATCTTCAACTTGAAGTCCGCACCACCCCAAAAATCAAACGGGTTGAGCGGTTCTTCATCTTGAAACTCTGGTTGCATCGCTTCTTGAATCTTATTAAAGATCTTTGGACCGAAGCGATAAAGGAAAACCTTACCTTCGTTGTCAGGGTTTGCAGGATCGGAGACAACCATAATGTTAGACACATAACGTGTTTGACGCTTACGGGCGCGAGCGATATCTTTGTCAGACTCAACACCGCTGTTCCAAAGACGACTGTTCATTTCAGAAACAGGATCTTTTTCATTCAATGTTGTGCGAGACTTTTCGATATACCAACCGCCTGGACCTTGAAAAGTATGCTCGTAATACTTTGCCCACGGAAGTTCTTCACCCTCGCAAGCAGGGAGAAAACGAACGACTGCGTAACCGTTACCAGATTGATCTCGTTGAGGCATCCAGAAGCGATCATCCTTGTAGGACTCCTTCTTATTCATTTGCTCTAACTTTGCAGTCAGATCCCCGATGCTACCCTTTGAACGCTTTTTAAAATCAGAAAATGAACCCATGTATTATCCTTTCCGCGAGGAACTCCCTCGCACTAAACTTCGCGGGAACTCCCCGCTTTGATGTATTGTACAATAACAAAAACAATTGTCAACCTAAAAAGGTAGTTTTGGTTTCTTTGCTCGAATCAAGTTTAAGTCTCTTGCTTCGATCTCAAGTTTTTCTTTAATAGGCTTTCCTAGAAATTTACCAATTACCTCTATATCAATCTCGTTTTCTTCGGCAATCTTTACAACTGCATCTATATAAGATGCCGTATGTTTTTTTGCGTACTGCTCAACTTTATCAGAGATCTCTTTTACGTCTGGTATACCCATATATAAACTCCTTTTGATGAATTATAGAGTGTCTCAGAATTAGGTCAACTATTTTTCCTATATATTTATGTTACTTACAGGAGAAAGCAAATGGGATTCGAACCATACCTCGCGTCAGGTCAAACAGGTGATAATGTTATTATTGGTGGTGCTACTTATACAATCGCAACTGACTTCGGTGCAGGTGGTGGGACTGGTTTTACAGGCGCTCACGTTCAAATTGTAAAAACAGCATGGGGTGATACCGATACCGTTAATCGAGTATCAAGAATCAAACCCCTTCCAGTTCAAATCATGGGATCTTTTAATAATAACACTGGTTATACTGGTGCCATTATTGACGCAGCATCCGAGGCTTTGAAGGTAACTGGTGGTGTTCGTCTTGAGAATGAAAGAATCAAAATCGGTGACATGGGTAATCATAATGCCAGAACAAATGTCACTGTTACATCTATCATTCAAGTCGTCGGTCCAACCTTTGGTAAGAGTGGTCCCACCGCTTATGGTCCTGGCAGAATTAGTGAGACTCACTTTGCTCCAGTGAAAGTCACTGGTAGTGTTCAAAGCATCGGAGCGGACATGGTTCCGTTTAGTGTGACCTTTGGTTCGAAGTCTGCTAAACCCGAGATTCGTAGTCTTTATGCTGGACCTCTTGGTTATACGGGTGCGACAGGTTATAAACTCACTACTGAAAACAGAAGAACGCTTGAGAAAGATATCGATACCGTTGCAGTTCAAGGTATGCACACAGGAACTCCTGTTGGTGTAACTGCTACTACTGGTGGTGTTCGAATTCGTAAATTACAATATCCTTCGAATGGTGTTCCATCATCACTCGAAACCGCTTTCCAAGGAAATACAGATGGTGACCGTGTTGGTATCATTGGTATTCAAGGTGCTACCGCTGTAGAAGTAACTGGTGGTGTACGTCTTTCTCATATACCTGCTGGTGGTAGTTTTGAAGTAAGAAGTCTTGGGTATGGTAGAGATAATGTTGCAGTCGGTGGTTTTGACGGAACCACAGCAGCACACGTGAAGATCTTTGATTCGAATGGTAAACCACTTGGTGTGTCTGGTAACGGAGCATTAAAGGTTGCAATTGATAATGGTACATTCACTGGTACTGTTACACTTAGTACGAATGTTCATGTGAAAAATGCAACTGGTGATGGACTCAAAATTAGAGGAATCACAGGTAGCGAAGTTGTGGTCAAGGGACCGCTTGGTGGAGGCGCTATAGAAGTTGCAAGTCCATCTGGTTTAAACACCAGAGCATTATCATCAGCGACCGACTCAGTTAATATTGGTGGTGCGATATCAGAAAATGTTCAAGAACTCAAAAACACTTTAACTGGTCTATTCACAAATTTCTTCTCTGAACTCGGCATGAGAGCCGATACGGTCAATATTAGAAGTGATGTTAGAGATCTTAAAAATGATCTTGAAACGTTCCTGAATACAGCATCTACAGGTTTCACTGGTGATCAGCAAACTTCATTGAACGTTGTGGTTACAGAAAACAAACAACCATCAGCACTCGTATCTGGAAGCGTAACGGTTTCTCAAAATCCTAGAAACTTAGGAAACAGATCTGTAACGAAGGGTGTGCATATACAAGCAGACCCAGCGAACAGCGGTGGTGTTGTGATCGGTGGTAGAGAGACAGTCACGAATGCGAACACTGGATACTTGCTTGAGCCTGGTGAGAGTCTTTTCTTAGAGATCGATAATACGAATCAAATTTTTGCACGAAGTAAAAATAGATTATCTCAAACAGTTAATTTAATCGGATCGTAAAATGAATCGCTCTTCATTAAGAAAGAGAAAGTTAAAAAATAAAACTATAGAGAAATCGTATTCCGTTAAAAAAACTATGATCTCTCTGGGTGCTGTTTTTCAGAAATCTGTAAACCTGAGAAAGATCAAGAAAACAGACTTAACTTCATTTCCGACGAAGGTAATTGTAGGCTTCTCTAATCAAACAAATCTAGTCATGTTTGAGTATTCGTCCGCAACCACAACACAAAAAGACATGGATATTATTTCAGGCTTTTTTTCAAACCTAAAAAGTGGTGATCCCTTCGAGATACCAAAAGGACTCGGAGAGTGGACAGATGGAACTTCCCGAAAAGAAGATCTGATGTCTGGTACATTTAAATTTAGAAAGTATAAAAATAACAATTTTATAATCGCAGAGAAAGATGCACCCATGAGCGGTGACATGTATCAAAAAGTTTTACAAGGTAAACACTTTATGCGACCCCTTCAATTTAACCATGACAAATTACAGAACAGTAAAAAGTCATTGAGTAAAATTATAAATTACGTGAACCCGCTTGCAGATGCAATCGATGTGGGTAGCGTTTTGAAAATTGAAGGTACACAGAACAACGATGGTCAATACACAGTTATCAGTGTAGATACAAATGATGGATTGGAGTCCATTGTTGTCAGTCCTCAAATACCAGTCGATGAAGATAGAATTGGTATGGAAACCAAGTTTAGTGTTTTGACGGAGAGTAAGAAATCTCTTCAAGGATCAACGGGACCAACACCTCAATCACAACAGAGTACAAATCCTGGCGTTTCTAGAAATACTCGAAATGGTTATGACTTATCTCAACTCTCAAGTATTAATCAGACACCTACACCCAGATCAACTGGTGGTGGTGGATCTAGTTATTAATAGCGACACCGAGACTCGAACTCGGACTGGATGGATTTTAAGTCCACTGCCTCTGCCATTGGGCTATGTCGCCTAAGAGCCAACGACTGGATTTGAACCAGCAACCTGTTCATTACAAGTGAACTGCACTGCCGTTGTGCTACGTTGGCTAAAAGCGTATGCAATCTTCGGTGTATCAGTTGCAACACCTAAACGATTCCATATCAGTAGACTAATTAATATCCCACAATTCATTAAGTTTATTTGCTTGTGGATTTGGATCTGTTTCGAGAAGAAGTTTAAGAACATTGGATGATGAAACCCATTGTTTCATACCGTCCTCTGTTTGGATCAAAACTTGATCGTCTTTCTTTTCCATGACAATTCCATAACCAAGATTGTCTTTCATAACTACCTTTTCACCGATTAGTAAATTATTCATTATCGACTCCTAAAATATTCCCGTTCGAGACGACGGATGTTCTCGCTTCCCTCCGCCATAACAATTTCACCTGCTGTCTTATGTCCATAAATCATGTACCCCTTTCTTCTAGGTATATGTTTATCGACACACTTCACACAATGATGTGTGCCTGGTGCTGCTTCAAGACGCATAGCAGGGATTTCGTTTCCACAATCAATACAATTCATTTTTTCTCTCACCACTGACCCCGATCAGTAAATCCAGAACCGAAACAAACACCTAGAATCAAACCAAATGTAAAACCACCGAGTGTAAAAATAGCAGTAAACATCATACGCTCCTTAAATAATGACCCTTGACCGTTCGACGTTCGATTGCTGCTTCTGCATCCTTACGACCACGACGAGACTTAATCGTACCCTTACCCCAAGCAGAGCGGACAACGGTATGACGCTTTACCGCTGATCCTTCACGCTCTGCTTCGAGGTCAAACTGATCAATCACACGCTTAGCCATGAAATAACTCCCCAGTGTTTTTTTCATTTAAACGAGACTCAATAATAATACGCTGTTCTTGTAACAGTTTAATAAATTCATCGAGTGTGTCAAGATCAAAACCACCACCCTGATCAATTGCGTCTACGTTATAGAGATAGAGTGCAGGTTGATCGTCGCAATCAATAGCGACGTTATACTTGACATTGATTGATTCATTGATGTGCATTAGATACGATCCTTATAGATGTTAGGAAGAGAACCGATTACGTGGAGATCACGCATGGTTTTTCTTTTAGCATTACCAAGTTGCTCGACGCTCTTTTGTCTGCGACGATTTATACGCTTACGATGTTTTGCTTTCACATCTACTTGTTTGCTATTAGGCATTATCTCTCCGATCAAAAAATTGACCCACTAGGAAAAACGAAGGAACCCAAAGACCAACGTATGTTGCATAATCGATTCCATATGATTCATAGCAGATTGCAGAAAAAACAATAGAACCAAAACCAAGACCGTAACAAATTTTTGAAATCATAATAAATCTCCTTGCTCAAATTTTAATGTGTTTGGTTGATTTGTCAACCCCTTTTTTCGTTAAACTCCCCAAGCAGGACTCGAACCTGCGACGTATCGGTTAACAGCCGATTGTTCTACCAACTGAACTATTGGGGATCTACCCTCCGAAGGAACGCTCTCGGCAGGATTCGAACCTGCAATCTACTGATTAGAAGTCAGTTGCATTATCCGTTATGCTACGAGAGCAGAAGTTTAATACTTCAGTCTCTTACCATTACCAGAACGTGACGTTCTCGCGGAAGATGCTTTTGCTTTGACTTTACTTTTGCGTGTCCTTCCGTTTTTAAGAAGACGTTGGACATGCGCCTGTTGAGAGTTTGATAATCGCATCAATCAACCGACAACTTCAAACCGTCAGCAGCGTTGATAGCGGCAGACTCAGCAGCGGATGGAATAGTCAAACCATTTACGAATGATTGCGTGTATTGATTTTGAAATTCTTCAACGGGATTCATCATGAATACCACATGAATGTCTTTAAAATCAACTCCGTTTACTTCTGCATCACCATAGGGGAGATAAGGAGCAAGACCGATACGACCCTCACCAGCAGGAAGAATAATGGCAGGCTTATCAATATGAATACCTGTATCGGTTTCTGTAACTTGACCGATCAACTCTTCACCACTGTGAACACGAACAATTTTTACTTCACTCATTTTGAATCCTTTTTCTTCAATTCATGAATCCACTTCTTAGTATCAACGCTTACCACGGGAAGTGGATTTCTTTTTCCCTTGAGGTACGCTTTTTGCATTTGATTGTGTGTTTCTTTTCCTGTGCTTATCACCGAAAACTTTCTCCCAATTATCATTCCATTTGTTTTGGTTCACTTTCCGATATGTGTCACCTTTACCTGCATCCATTCTATCCTCTTTTCTTTTTTTGTCCATATATTTATATGGGAATGGGATCGAAGTCTTTCCCTACTTCGATCCCATTCGGTGATTCGTGCCTGGGGTGGAATTCAGTTTACCACCATCGTTCGGGATCACACTGCTGCTATATCCCTACTAGAACCTCGTCTATCCTATCTCAGTCACTTGACCGTTGACGCGGGAACGAGTACCTTTGTCCGCATGACGAAAACATTTTCAGTCACCAGGCTGGAGCGAGAAGATCAAACTAACTCCATGATTCATATTCGATTGTCGCCCGAGGGCTAGAACAGAGGTGGGTCTTTCAACCCACTTCTGTGATATCGATGACTAAATCAAGCCATCATAAAACGGGAACCGTCTTGGGCGTAACCGTAGGTACGGTCGCCTGGGTGGGTGTCCACCATGAAGTAACGAGTCTTACCCGTGGAAGTTTCTTCTGAGATTACTTCCCAATTTCCGAATGCTTCGACCATCGACTTTACGTCACTGATGGTTGCACGAAGGTTTGCGATACCAAACTTAGCACGTGCTTCGTTCATAGTAATACCCTTGCTCTTACCACCACCGCTGTAGAGGTAGTTGATCAAACGACGCTTCTTAGAGAGATTGTTGGACATAGTAAAGATCCTTATCGGTGTTTTGAACTTTTAGCGACTTGACCCACCGTAAGTCTTCGTCGCTGACATGTATCTATTGTAGTAACTTTGAAAAAAGTGTCAACCATTAAGTTGAGAAAATTTTTGACATTCTGAATCAACGCGGGACATGAGATTGTTTACCTCATTATCAATACGGCGATTGATTTCATCATCAGTGCCATAAAGATTATCATACAATTTTTCACAGTGATTATTCACATAATCTTTCATGCGGCGTTCACATCGACGAATGAGATATGAAACCAGACCGATACCACCGCACACAACGGCTACAGTTTCCAGAGGAATAGTAATTTCCATAATAATTCTCCTTATACACGATTATGATCTTGGTGGGGCTCGAACCCACGACTCACGGATTAAAAGTCCGTTACTCTACCAACTGAGTTA